AGCTACCGATTGTTCCCATCTTCTACGTGAAACAATAAATGTTGCCTGATCACGAACTTCAATACCAAATCTGGAAAATAAATCACCTTCTCCACCAAACCCTACAACATTTATTGTTTCACGTAGAAGATGGGAACAATCGGTAGCTTCATATGATAATCAAATTACGTCAGACCGTCCGAGAGAAGGCGATTTGATTTATCTTCCTTTATCAAAATCTTTATTTCAGGTTATGCATGTTGAACGAGAAGATCCTTTCTACCAAATCAGCCAGTTACCAACATTCAAGCTGAAATGTGAGCTGTTTGAATACAGCGATGAAAGAATCGATACCAACATTGAAGAAATCGACGCTATTGAAACTCTTGGCTATGAGGTTGTTCTTTCATTCGATTCTGATTCAGACGCGGCTAATGTGTTCCAAAAAGGATCGACTATTCTTCAGACTCTTTCTGACGGAACCGTGATTAGCGCTGAGATTACAAACTACAACAGATCAACGCAAAAACTGTATGCGGCTCATGTTGGATCGACAGACGGTAAATTCCATCTGTTCACACAAGGATCTGTGGTTACTGACTCTGATACGTCAGCAACAAAAATTATACGAGCAGTCAATCAAGATCTTGGTGATCACGGCTATATGAATGACAATTTCGATTCAGATGTTAATTGGTTAGTGTTCGATGAAAACAATCCGTTTGGGAGCCCTGAATAATGTTTGGTAATTGGTTCTATCATGAACGGATTCGCAAAGCGGTCGGAACATTTGGATCGTTGTTTAACGACATTTACATCCTCCGCAAGACTAAGGGTGGTGAATCAATTAGCCAGGTTAAGGTTCCGTTGTCATATGCACCAAAAAGAAAGTTTCTTGAGCGGCTAAAAGAAGGCGATCAAAACGTCTTAAATGACGACCAGGTTGTTGCACTTCGTTTACCAAGAATGTCATTCGAGATCCTTCAACTGTCATTTGATCCGACAAGAATGGTTCCTAAAACCAATTACTGTCGTGTGACAAATAACGATGGAACTGCTAAAGTATATGCTAAGACTCCGTATAACATTTCATTCAGTTTGAGTGTGTATGCTAAGACGCAAGATGATGCTATACAAGTGGTTGAGCAAATCCTACCGTATTTTAAACCTTCGTATACTTTGACTATGAATCCTCTTCCAGATTATCCAACAATCAAAGATGATGTTCCTTTAACGCTAACTGCAATATCTTTTTCAGATAATTTTGAAGGAGCGATGGAAGAAAGGAGAGCAATTATTTGGACGCTTGACTTTGATATGAAGATTGATTTTTACGGTCCGATTAGCACTGGTAAGGTGATCAAGCAGGCTGATGTCAGTTTCTTCCTTGATGATTCTGATTCCGGCTTTACTAAATACTCGACAATATCTGTTGCTGTTAACCCCAAATCAGCTTCACAAGATTCCGATTACACTATTACTGAAACAATATCATTTGCGAGAGACAGTGATGGATGACTCAGATCATATTCAAAGCGATTATCATAAATCAAAACAGACGCTTTACGGATTATTAGAAGACGGGCAGGAAGCTCTTAGTCTTGCCATGGAAATTGCTCGTGAGTCCGAGCATCCGAGATCAATTGAAGTTCTTTCTGGTCTGATGAAAAATATTGCGGACATCAATGACAAAATCATGGCATTGAATAAGACGAATCGAGAGTTGAGAAGTAAAGAAAAACCGAAAGAGATTGAAGGTGGTGTAACAAACAATATCCTACTTTCTGGCTCCACTTCTGACATCCAACGTATGCTAGCGGATCAAATGAAGACGATCAATCAAGATAGCAATGGCTGAAATTAAAGAATCCTATCTCAGTAATCCTTTAATCAAAAAAGACGGCGTTACACATAGTTGGACTCAACAAGAACTGATTGAGTACCAAAAGTGTATGACTGACCCTGTTTATTTTGTCAAGAACTACATTAAGATCATCTCTCTTGATGAGGGTCTTGTTGGGTTTGATCCATACCCATATCAGAAAAAAATGTTGAATCATTTCAACGATAATCGATTTTCGATCGTTTTAGCATGTAGACAATCAGGCAAATCTATTTCTACGTTGGGGTACATTCTTTGGTATGCATGTTTTCATTCAGAAAAAAACTGCGCTATTCTTGCTAACAAAGGCGCTACCGCTCGAGAGATGTTAGGGCGTATAACTCTGATGCTTGAGAATCTTCCGTTTTTTCTTCAACCTGGTTGTAAATCATTGAACAAAGGAACGATACATTTCTCAAACAACTCAAAGATTTTTGCTGCAGCGACTTCAGCTTCCTCTATTCGCGGTTTTAGCATTTCCCTTCTGATGTTGGATGAGTTTGCTTTTGTTGAAAACGCTACTGAATTTTACACTGCAACTTACCCTGTCATTTCGTCCGGAACGTCATCGAAAGTGATTATCACATCAACCGCAAATGGGGTTGGTAATATGTTTCATAGACTTTGGGAAGGCGCAATACAAGAAGTCAATGAATACAAATCTTTCCGTGTTGATTGGTGGGACGTGCCGGGACGTGATGAGGAATGGAAAAGGCAAACGATTGCTAATACATCCGAATTCCAATTTTCCCAGGAATATGGTAACACGTTCTTAGGAACTGGCAATACTTTAATTGATCCAGAAACTCTTATCGAGTTACGCGCAAAGAATCCTATTGAGACTCGGGGCCAGATGAAGGTCTACGAAAAGCCTAAAAAGAATCACGAATATGTTGCAATGGTCGATGTTTCTCATGGTGGGGGTGGCGACTATTCTGTAATCAACATTATTGATGTTTCCGACAATCCATTTAAGCAGGTTGCTGTATATCGCAACAACAGAATTCCTCCATTATTATTTCCGACAGAAATTGCTAAATGGGCAAAGGCATATAATGAAGCGATGGTAATCGTTGAATCAAACGATCAGGGTACTGTCGTTGCTAACGGTCTTTACTACGATCTTGAATATCCAAATATGTTTGTTGAGTCCGCTGTGAAAGCAAATGGCATTGGCTTAAATATGACCAAAAAGACAAAACTGGTAGGTTGTTCAGGTTTAAAGCAAATTCTCGAAACATCTAAACTTGAAATTGTTGATGCTGATACAATCGATGAATTATCAACATTTGAAGTAAGAGGAAATTCATTTGCTGCATCTGACGGAAACCATGACGACATTGTAATGACTTTGGTTTCTTTTGGCCACTTTATATCAACTCAATTCTTTTCTGATATGACTGATATTAATTTACGTGAGTTCCTCTACAAGAAAAGAATGCGTGAAATTGAAGAAGATATTGTTCCATTTGGTCATATAGATAATGGCGTGAACAATTTTCATGAAGCTGTTCAAGTTCCTCGAACCGGCGGTTGGATGATAGACGAAGAAAGGTCATTTTTCTGAAAATATAAATATAAACATGAACAACAAGATTCTTATGATGTTGCCCGTATAATGTCAAAAAGGAAGAACCAATGGCAATATTTACACCTTCGGAATCTCCTGCTGTAACGTTTAAAGAAATCGATCTTACTGGTGTAGTCCGTAACGCTCAATCAACTACTGGTGCCTATGTCGGTAACTTCCGCTGGGGTCCAGTCGAGCAAATCACCGATATTCCTGACGAAGCGGCTCTTGCTTCGACTTTCGGTGCGCCGGATACTTCAACCGCAGTAGACTTTCTTGGCGCAGCGAGTTTCCTCAGATACTCACAAGACCTTCTGATCGTTCGCGAGATCGATTCAGATGGCGTTAATGCATACGATTCGAATGCGGCTTCTGCTGCGCCGGTAATTAAAAACAGAGACAATTTCGACAATCAAATTGATGCTCTGGACAGCGACGGCCACACGTTTGTCGCTAAATACCCTGGCGAACTTGGTAACTCTCTGAGAGTTTCAATCTGTTCTGCGGATTCAGATGAACCGTTCAATAGCTGGACGTATCGCTCTCGCTTTGATGCTGCGCCAGGCACGTCAACATTTGCTTCAACCAGAAATGCTACTAATGACGAAGTTCATGTGACTGTGGTTGATGTTGATGGCAAGTTCACTGGTACTCCAGGTGAAGTGCTTGAAACATTTCCATTTCTGTCTCTTGGTCTTAATGCTAAGAATGATGATGGATCGACCAACTACATCAAGAATGTAATTAACAACTCGTCCAGATACATTTGGCACGTCGGTTTTGACTCCGACTACACAGTTGCTGGTGCTGGAACGAATATCGATTCGGGAGACGATTTCTCTCTGGTTACGCCAGCTTCAAAGAATTATGAAATGAACAGCGGTGTTAATTCAGGAGCTCTTGGCCCGGCAGAATATGCTACTGGCTTTGATCTGTTCGAAGATGTCGATAACGTCGAAGTTGATTTCTTGATTGCACCATCTGTCAACACTAGAACCGACCTGACAACAATTACGAATGATCTGGTATCAATTGCACAATCAACACGTAGAGACTGTGTCGCTGTTACGTCTCCAGCCCGTAATGACGTTGTTGGTGCTGCTGAGCCAGTGACCAATGCTGTTGCTACTGCAAACACGTTCACCAACAGTTCTTATCTGGTCGTCGATAACAACTATCTGAAAGTGTATGACAAGTACAACGATCAGTATGTTAATATTGCCGCGTCTGCTTCAACAGCTGGTATTATGGCAGCTTCGGATCGCAATACCGCGCCTTGGTTTAGTCCTGCTGGTACTCGCCGTGGTCAATATCTTGGAATCACTTCTTTGGCCTATTCGCCAAACAAGTCTGAGCGTGACATTCTTTATCGCGCTGGCATCAATCCCATTGCGAATATTCCTGGTTATGGTGTTCTGCTTTACGGTGATAAGACTAAGCTCGCAAGACCATCTGCTTTCGACAGAATCAACGTTCGTCGTCTGTTCTTGGTCATTGAACGCGCAATTACTCGAGCGGCTAAACAGATTCTGTTTGAGTTCAACGATGAGTTTACTCGTGCCGAGTTCGTTAATATTGTTGAGCCGTTCCTCCGTGAAATTCAGGGTCGCCGTGGTATTACCGACTTCCGTGTTGTCTGCGATGAAACAAATAACACCGCAGCTGTTATCGATCGTAACGAGTTTGTCGCATCGATCTTTATTAAGCCCGCTCGTTCAATCAACTACATCACTCTGAACTTTGTCGCCACTCGTACTGGTGCTGAGTTCGATGAAGTCGTTGGCCTGGTATAAGGAGATAAGACATGCTTTCAGTTGATGACTTCAAAGCAAAACTCAAAGGTGGTGGTGCTAGAGCTAACCTGTTTAAGGTTACTCTGAACTATCCAGCTTTCGTTGTTGGCGACGTTGAATTAACATCGTTCATGGTCAAGAATGCTGCAATTCCTGCTTCGACGCAAGGAGAAGTTCCGGTTCCGTTCCGCGGGCGTGTTCTCTACGTTGCTGGTGATCGTACATTCGACACATGGGACACAACAATCTACAACGACACGGACTATAATATCCGTAACTCGTTGGAATCGTGGATGAATGGGATCAACGCTCATACAGAAAACACTGGCTTCTCTTCTCCAGTCGATTACCAAGTCGATCTTCTGGTCGATCAACTGGATCGTGATGAGAATATTCTCAAGCGTTATGTTTTCCGTGGTGCTTTCCCTGTCGCATTATCGGCGATCGATCTTGCGTATGATGCTAACGACGCTGTTCAGGAATTCACCTGCACATGGCGGTATCAGTATTGGGAAGCTCAGAGACCTGATACGACCACGTAACAAATAAGCGATAATTGAGGGGGCTTTCGAGCCCTCTCTTTCAAAAGGAATTATTATGGCTGAACAAAACAACAGAGTGTTTCGACTTTTTGGATTTGAAATTAATCGTGTCAATAACACTGATCAAGATCCTAAAGTCAAATCAATTGTCCCTCCTGCTGATGAATCTGGTGAGGGGTATCTTACTGCGTCCGGTTCACATTTTGGGCAGTATGTCAATCTCGACGGCATACAAGCTAATAATGTATCAGCATTGGTTCAACAGTATCGCGTGGCCGCATCTGAGCCAGAAGTTGACGATGCAATTGAAAACATTATCACAGAAGCAATTTCCACATCAGAAAATGATAAGTCAGTTGAATTGATTCTTGATGATGTTGATACATCAGAATCAATCAAAAAGAAGATTCTTGAAGAGTTTGATTATATTTACCGCCTTTTGAACTTCAATGAATATGGTTACGACATATTCAAGAGGTGGTATGTTGATGGAAGAATATATCATCACTTGCTCGTTAAAGAAGGTCAAGAAAAACGTGGTATTGTTGATATTAGACCCATCGATGCTGCTAAGATGTATAAGCATCGTAGGGTTAAAGAAAAAATAGATCCGAAAACTGGCGCTAAGATTGTTGATGGTATCGAAGAATATTTTGTCTATCAAGACATGGTCGGTAACATGCAATCGACCGTTAAGTTCACCCCAGATTCAATTAGTTATGTAACGTCAGGCCTTCTCAATGAAGATCGTAAGTATGTTGTTTCGTATCTTCATAAGGCCTTGAAACCAATTAACCAGCTGAGAATGATGGAAGACTCGCTGGTGATTTATCGTCTTGCTCGAGCACCAGAACGACGCATTTTCTATATCGATGTTGGTAACCTACCAAGAGGTAAAGCAGAAGAGTACATGAAGGATATCATGTCTCGGTATCGTAACAAGATTGTTTATGACGCTGAGACTGGTAATCTCAAAGATGATCGTAAGCATATGTCAATGCTTGAGGATTTTTGGTTACCTCGTAGAGAGGGTGGTCGTGGCACTGAAATTTCCACACTCCCTGGGGGAGAAAATCTCGGTCAAATCGACGACATTTTATACTTCCAGCGTCGAGTTTATAATGCTCTGAATGTACCGATCACTCGTATGTCTGCTGAAGAAAATCCATTTCAGTTTGGAAGAACAACTGAAGTGTCTCGCGAAGAGATTCAGTTTCAAAAGTTTATTGACCGTCTTAGATCTCGGTTTTCTCAACTGTTCCTTGGTATTCTCAAAAAGCATCTTATTCTAAAAAATATCATCACCGAACAAGATTGGAACGACTTTTACCCATATATACGAGTTGATTATGCTCGTGACAACTATTTTACAGAGTTGAAAGAGGCTGAAATTCTTCGTGAACGAATGCAAACAATGGAAGTGATGCGTGATTATATCGGTACTTATTTCTCACGAGAGTGGGCAATGCGTAATGTGTTGAGAATGAATGATGAGGATATTGATACAGAAATCAAACGGCTAGAAAAAGAGCAAGAACAGCAGCCAGAACAGCCCGATGAAGAAGAGTGATAACCACAATTTTTTAAATGTATAAATAATAGCAACTATAAGGAAAATGAAATGACTCAACAAATTAACCATTTTATCAGTGACATTTATAACAAGAACTTTTCGCAAGCTGGAGATAGACTGAACTCAATTATGATGAGTCGAGTTAACGAACGTTTGAATGATGAAAAGGTTCGTCTGGCAAACACGATGTTTCAAAAGGCGGGATCGGATGAAGACGTTTAAGCAGATTTTACGAGAATCCGCTATCCTAGTAGAAATGAAATACAAGGGTCATGTAATTGACGTGAAGAAATCAACGACAGGCAAAGACTTTTCCGTGTTTGTTGATGGCGACGAAATTGATAGTAATTACAAGACAGAAAAACAAGCAACTCGGGCCGGTAAAGAGTTTATCGACCTGATGAAAGAAGAAGAATGAAACTGATAACAGAATACACCGAAAGCGATATCGAATTCGTTACAGAAGCCGCCAGCAATGGTGT